TCAGCATGTTTCGATCTATCCGCTGATATTATTGACAGAGATATTATCCTTTACAATAACCGAAATGAAAAGATTGTGAAAAATGGTGGCGAATTTAAAAAAGTTGCTATCTGTCGTGGTGATCGTGTACTAATTCCGACTGGTCTGATCATGGATATCCCAAGCGGTCATTCTGTCCGTATACATCCTCGATCTGGTCTAAGCCTTAAATTGGGCATCACTTTAGGTAACTGTGAAGCTGTTATAGATTCTGATTATGTACATGAGACATTTATTATGTTGACGAATGTTTCGAATGATCCTGTTTATATCGATCATGGTATGCGTATCGCACAAGCCGAGTTAGTTAAAAACGTTAATTGCATTCTTTCTGAAAAAATGGAAAAACCTGAGCAAAAAACTGAACGAGACGGTGGTTTCGGATCTACGGGTACATCATAATGAGTGATGGTACATATGTTACTACAAACAAGTTTGATTTTGAAAAAGAACCAACATTCCGTGATGCAAATTCTGTGATATTAGTTCCATTGATGCGAGACGATGGTGGCATATGTACATTGTATGTACCATTCAAGAGTAGAGGCTCACGCCACTCTCTTGCGGCTAAAGAGCGAATCAAAAACACTGTATATTAGACATAAGGAATAATATGTATTACACAAATGTTGCTAAATGGGGCAACACTATATTGTATCGTGGTGTAGAAAATGGTAAACGTGTTATGCGTAAAGACACCAGTTTTGAACCAACATTGTTTACAAAAACTATGAACAATTCACCATACAGAAGTATGAATGGTGACAATCTAGAGCCTCGAACGTTTAGTAATATGCGAGAGGCCAATGATTTTGTTGAAGAATTTTCTAGTGTAGAGAATTTCGGTGTGTTCGGTATGGACAATATGGTGTTTCAGTACATCGTTGACAAATTCGAGGGTGGTATCAGTCAATGGAGTCGAGAAGACTTGATTGTATATAACATTGATATCGAGGTTGACGATAGCCAGAATTTCCCGTATCCAGATAAAGCTGATCACTTTGTTACATCTATTGCATTGGAGTGTAGAGACCACTTCTTTGTATGGGGATGTAAAGAATATAAAACAGATAGAGAAGATGTTACATATATCAGGTGTCGTGATGAAGTCCATTTGCTAAGAAGCTTTCTTGAATTCTGGAAAGCTGATTATCCTGATGTTGTTACTGGCTGGAACAATGAATTCTTCGATATGCCGTACTTGATAAATCGTATGAATAAGGTTCTTGGTGATGGTGTTGGTAGGCAAATGTCTCCTTGGAATTTTCTCATCGAGAAAAAGAAAGAGATTTTTGGTAAAACCAATCAATATTACGATATTGTTGGGGTAGCTATTCTTGACTACATGATTATGTATAGAAAATTCGCTTTTACTACACCAGAGAATTATAAGCTGAATACTATTGCTCAATTGGAATTGGGTGATACGAAAATATCTTATGATGAAAATCAGGGTCTGACTGGGTTATATAACGCTGACTACCAAAAATTCATCGACTATAACATACAGGATGTTAATATTATTCGCAGACTAGACGCCAAATTAAAATTGATTGATTTGATATTTGCTCTGGGTTATCAGGCTATGGTTAATTATGCTGATGTATTTAACCAAACGCGAATGTGGGATAATTTGATCTATGCGAGATTGAAGAAAGATGATGTTATCATTCCACCTAAGCGCGATCATCGATCAGAGGCTTATGAGGGAGGATATGTTAAAGAACCCATACCAGCATACTATAAAAATGTTGCATCATTCGATTTAGACTCTTTGTATCCACATTTAATTATGCAATACAACTTAGGTCCAGATACAATTATTAGTCGTGTGCCTAGAGAAGTTGTTGAATATTTTGATGAAATTGATTTTAATCCAGATGTTGATAATATCCTCGCACAGAATTATGATTTATCTATATTAAAGAAACATGATCTAACTGTTGCTCCGAACGGATGTTTGTTTGATATAAGTAAACGCAGCTTCTTGGCAGAGATGATGGATGAGATGTATGCCGAGCGTAAGAAGTTTAAAAAGCTTATGCTTAAGAACCAACAGTTAAAAATTGATGCTACTGATGATGCCGAGAGAGATAAGTATATGGCATTAGAATCTAGATATAATTTGCTACAGATGGGTATGAAAGTTACCCTGAATAGTGCATATGGTGCTATGGGTAGTAAATACTTTAGATACTATGATATTCGTGTTGCTTCAGCTATTACGAAAACTGGTCAATTGTCGATCCGATGGATCGAGAAGGGGTTTAATAAATTCCTCAACAACGCTTTAAAAAATGAAGTGGAAAAAGATTATGTTATAGCTATTGATACGGATTCGAACTATTTATGGCTAGATGATTTTGTTCAAAAATATTTTGGTGATAAAGATCGTACAATCAAAGATGAAATAGCTTTCATGGATAGGTTATGTGAAAAGAAGATTGAACCATATATTGAACAAGAGTATGGTCGTCTTGCTGAGTATGTGAATGCTTATGAACAGAAGATGTCTATGGGTAGAGAAGTATTGGCTGATGGCGCTCTATGGACGGCTAAGAAGCACTATATTATGAATGTTCATGATAGTGAAGGTACGGTATATGAAATACCTAAGATTAAGGTACAGGGTATGGAATCAATTAAATCTGATACACCCGGTATTTGCCGCAAGGCTTTGCATGAGACATATCGAATCTTGTTGAATGGTGAAGAGGATGAATTACATACCCACTTCAACACTTTTGAAGAACAGTATATGAATAGTGATGTCGAAGATGTTGCCCTACCAAAAGGGGTTAATAAATTAGAAGACTATCATTGTCCATATAAAGTGTATAAGAAGGGAGCTTTAGCACACGCAAAAGCTGCTCTGTACCACAACAAAACGATAAAAGAAAAGAATTTACATTACCGTAAAATTGAGTCAGGTGACAAAATTAAGTATGTATATTTAAAACAACCAAACACTCTTAAATGTGTGACTATCGGATTTGATGGATTTTTACCCAGAGAATTTGGTGTTCATGAAGATGTGGACTACGACACTATGTTCCATAAGTCGTTTGTAAACCCAGCAACAAAAGTTGCTAACTTACGAGGGTGGTCATTAGAACCAACCTCAACTTTAGATTTTTTATAGGATAAATGAATGAGCATTATTGATAAGCTTAAAAAGAATAGTCAGTCTAAATTGACGAACACATTAGATAAGTCCGAATTTTTCTCAAAGGATATTATACAGATCCCGACAAAAATTCCCGCACTCAATGTAGCACTTAGTGCGGATTATAAAGGTGGATTGCGTAGCGGATTTATCCAAATTGCTGGTGATTCTAAACACTTTAAAACAGCTTTCGCATTGTTATTGTGTAAAACATTCCTAGACAAATATGATGATGGTGCTATACTCTTTTACGATTCTGAATTTGGTGCTACACCAAGCTATTTTGAATCATTCAAGATTGATACATCACGAGTTGTACATACACCAGTTACAACAGTTGAAGGTCTGAAGCATGATATATCTAATCAGTTGGATGGTATGGAGCGCAAAGATCATGTGATGATAATGATTGATAGTATCGGTAATATCGGTTCTATGAAAGAGGTTGAAGATGCTAAAAAGAGTGATGCCCCACCAGCTGACATGACTCGTGCTAAAGCATTTAACTCATTCTCTCGTGTTGTTGGTGTTCAATTGAAGATACTTGATATCCCTATGGTGGGTATTAATCATGTATATGATTCTATTGGTGGTTATATCCAAACCAAAACCACTAAAGGTGGTAAGGGATTGTATTACATCAGTGATGATCTATGGATTATCACACGAGCGCAAGAGAAGGATAAGCAAGGCGATAAAGATATAGCTGGTTATAAGTTCACCATCGGCATTGATAAATCTCGAACAGTTAAAGAAAAGTCGAAGATACCTATTGTTGTTAAGTTTGATGGTGGTATTAATCCATATTCTGGGTTGATGGAATGGGCACTAGAATTTGGTAGTGTTACTAAACCAAATGCTCAACATTATACACGTATGAATGTTGTTGATGAGGAGACTGGTGAGGTTGTTGCCGATAAAAATTGGAAACTTAAACAAACTAATTGTAGTGAGTTCTGGAAACCTTTGATGAATGAAGAGTTTCGTGAATGGATTAAAGAGAAGTTTATTCTTGCTGATACTGATATGGTTCAAGAAGACGTAATTTTTGCAGAGGATGAATAATGAGTGATTTTTTTGATAAGTGTGAGATACATGCATTAACATATGAAAAATATGATTTTGCGATGTTTGTTTTGAAAGAAGACCCGTACAAAGGAGTACGGGTCTTGATTAAAGATGTTGATATGGAATATTACGCCATACAGACATCAGAACAGAAAATGG